TACTCTAAATGCCTAAATGATATCTTTACTCCGGATGGGAATTTCCAATCTAATGATGACTCCCTTGCATCACCTTTAACTATTGGATAAAGCTTTGTACTAGTATCCCATAAGCCACCTTCGTTTCTAATCTGTACGCTGGTTCTACGGAATATCACACCACCAAATCCTTTGATGTCTATGTGTCTTATTGGATCAAGTAACAATGCAAACGTCTTACCAACAAACGCAGCTGCACCACCAATCACAATGTCTGCACCACTTGACAGTGCAATTGTTTGGTAACCTGGTTGAGGTTTTATGTAGTTGATGTTATACTGTTGGCTCAATGATTTCGTCTATTGGTTCTATGAAGTTATCCCTGCCATTATCGGGCAGTTGTATTATCTCAATTGTCTTCACTTCCTGCTCTACGTTCATCTGTATCATATCTGTAGGTTTTCCAACTCCATGCTCCCAGCAGAACTTAATCAATGCAGGTTCTTGACTTCCTAACAATGATATAAAACCATTTTCAAGGCTGCCATAGAATTTTTCAATAGCTTTTAGTGCTATGTTCTGTACATTGATTTCATATTCTTTTGACTTCCTTCCCACAATAAACTATAATTTAATCAATATAAAATTACTTAAATTTTTAGACATAACGATAATTAAATGATTTCTTAACTAATTCTAAGGCTTTTTTACGGTCTATTAGCAATACATCCCTCATCTCGTATATGTCTTTAAAAATCGTGCCTGTATTTATCTCTAATATCTTTTTAGAAGTATGCTTTCTTTTTTTTGTGTTTAGAGTCAAGATAAGCTCATCATTTTTGTAGATGCGATAAATAACTTTTGTGCCTTCAAACATTGACCGAATTATGTTTAAAATTTCATCATCTGATCTTGTGGTTGTAGCCACTTTATAAGCCATTATTTTGTTGTGATTATACACTCTAAAAATTGTTGGTTTTTGCATAGCTTTTTTATTGATGTAACCGATGTAATGCATTTTACCCATTTTTTCTATTCTTCTATATATATATATATTTATTACTTTAGTAAAATAATTATAAAAATAGGTTACATCGGTTACAAGTGTTTATATTTAATTGGTTATCAATGCTTTAACGTGTAACCAATCCGTAAAAAAATCGGTTACAATTAAAATAAATCGGTTACATTGGTTACAATTTCTTGGTAGTTATTATTATTTTTTCCTATTTTAAAGTACTTTTTGTTGTTATCTTGACGATTTTTGTAACCAATGTAATCGATTCCTAAAATTTGGGAACCGATTTGTAACCCTTTTGAGAATCTTTTTAAGCTGTAATCTCTTGCCTGTAATTCGTACCTATTTAGAAAGTTTTTCCACTCCTCATTTATGGCTAATTGTTGACCTAAATGATCCTCAATAATGGTGTCTAAATAATCAAGAAAATCCTCCCCAAATTGTAATTTAATTTGCTTTCTATTTAGCTTTTCGCTGTTCATAATTGGCTTAATACCATTTACAAAATAATACTGCACACATTTAAATAAAAAATTGTAGAATCGTTGCCATTCATCATTATCCCAATCATTAAATAATTTATTGCCAAAGTACTGCTCTGGTGTCTTATTAGATGAAAAGAATGGAGCAAACTCCAACACTTTTTGTCTACGTTTAGCATGTTCTGCATTAGATGCAATACTATAATTAGTAGTAAAAGCTAGCTTTGGTGAATCATCAAAAGATAGGAATATCTCATCTTTATTCTTTTTTTCAATTGTCATACCTTCGGTAATGGTCGGATAATAACGCTCAAATTCTACATTTTTAGGGCAATCTTCTATGATAACAAGTTTGGTTCCAAGCTCTACCCGGCTAAAAGCAAATGTTTTATCGGGTTTAAAGTTTTTACCATCCATTGTAACTGTTGGAATTAGTTTGCTAATGGCTTTAAAGAAAATACCTTTACCTGTTCCACCACCTTTAGCTTCATCATCAGTCTCCTCAGCTAAGATCACTGCATAAGGCCGGCTTGAATCTTTGTAACTATGTAGTATGTAGCCAATAATAGACATGGCATAATTTATACGCTCCGGTTCATCATTGCTAATTTTCTCAATAAATTTGTAGTACTGGCATTCTGTAATATCTGCATCTTTATTGACATAGATGTCAAAGTCATTAATTTGGCTATCCCAAATTGACTGGTTAATGGTGCCATAATCTATTCTATTAATGCTGCCTTTGTCAATAGTTACAATACCATTTTTAAATGGAAAGTAACATTTATGGGCCTCATCTCTTAGTATCTCTATTTCTGATTTATCAATGTATTCAAAAAATGCATCATTAAAAATGCTATTAGTATTCTTTATGATCTGCTCCATTACGTCAATATGACCAGCATCAACTAATTTCTTTTTTATAAACTTTTTTATTGATTCCGGATAAACTTCTCTTACTTGCATTTTTTTTTCATGTATTAGCCTGTACACTTTGTTTTTTGCATTCTGAAAATACAACTGATATTTATTATCATGCAACCATTTTTGCAGCTCATAACGCTCAATAATTACAGCTCCATTTTTATTATGATACCAAAACCAACCTTTTGTATTTTTTTCTCCATAAATGTCTCCTAATTGCTTACAAGCTTTTTTTGAATCATTATTAGCCTCAAGCATACAATACACTCCAAATGGATTATAACCTTTATTTTTAAAGTTAGTTGATGTAGTATGCGGATAAAATATCCTGGTATCATTAAATAAAACTGCAGATGTTGCAGATGTTGTTGAGCCTGGTCTAAGTAGATATGTTTTTTTACCATCATTATTTAGCACTGACCATCCATGCTTTTCAAGTAGTGCAAGTACATCACCTCTTTTGTTATAATCGTCCCAAATGGTTAGCTTGTCGTTATCATGTGGAGGTTTAGCTTGTTGTACTTCCTCTATCACCTGATTAAATTCCCTAGCACATGACATTAATGTATCACGCTCATCAATGGTTAATACTGGTATTTGTTTGTTGCCTGGTTCCGGGTTATAACCTGCAGTTGGAGGCGCACACACATAACCACCTTCACCTCGTGTCTCAATTAACACATAGCTTTTAGCCATTGGATTGGCTTTTAGTTCTGCGTCATTTGGCGGACGTTCTGCAAGCTTTTGATTGCCTTCAATGTGTTCACATCTAAAATAGATATGGTAGCCATCGGATTTGGTTTTTACGATAAATAATTTGCCAAATAAAAAAGGATCTGCATCAAGTATTTTGTCACAATATTTCGAAAAATCAACCCCATATTTGCAGTCCACATCTATAACTTCTAGATTGCCTGATACTGCACCACAGATTATTGCAAGGCCTTGCACTTTCGGATGTGCAAACATTATAGTAAGTTGCTGTTCAGTAGGTAAGTTATACTGGTATTGCTTCCATGATCCAATGGAGCGTTTTGTGTTATCAGTTGAGATTACCGATAATCCGATTGACACGTAGTCCTTCGCTGATTTTAATAAATTCATTTTGTAGATGGTTTAATGATGATGTAGTAATTACAAAAAATCCTTTGTCTTGTAGTTGTTTGTGTCGGTATTTTTGTAGCTCAGATAGTTTGCCTTTCTCAGATTTCACTTCGATAAAAATGGTGACACCGAATGCATGTAACTGCAAATCGGGCCACCCATTTTTATTAGTTTGTATTATCTTAACTACAAGCCATCCATTAGTTTCAAGCCATTTAATTATTTGGTGTTGTATTTGCGATTCTCTCATATTTTGGTCGGGTTTCTTGAGGTATAAAGTTAGTACCTACACCGCCAACTTTGTTTATAAAATCCACTTCTACTTTTGCAGAATTAATAATTACTTGTGCTACATCTGCGATAGCTTTTGCCCGGTCCAATTCCATTGGCTTTTCAGGATCAGCTAAAGACTCAAGACAGGCAAATAAATGGTTGCGTAAATCTTCAATTTTGTTTTGCATTGATTTTCTTTTTTAGTTTGTTATTTAATTTGATGATTTCTTTTATTGTTTCAGGATATTTATGAATGGTATTCCGTAACATGTTTTCTGATTTACTGATAAGCTCCAAGTTGTTAATGTCAAAATTTAATTTATTATTATCTTTAAACACAACTATATGATCATCAGGTATAGGACCGTTTACTTTTTCATAAACAACTCTATGTTTTAGACGCCAGTCATTATCAGCAATCTTTACATAAATATAACCATCAGTAGACTTGCTTTCTTCACCTTCCTTTCTTGTATTATGAGGCTTAGCACCTTTTTTAAACATTGTCTTCTGACATTTCTCATAAAGTAATGTTGACATTTTTTGTCCATAATTGTAAGGAAGATGACCTTTTTTAAATTGATAGTTTTTGCCTAATTCGGCTAATTTTTTTGCTTCACGTTCAAGCATTAAAGCTAAGTATTGCTTTGATTTTTTTAAGCCCATTATATAAGCTTTACCATAAACTCCACTTAATGGTCGTTTAAGTATTATAGCAATATCAGCTGTATTCATGTCGCTGTAGTTATCGGTTAAAAATTTAATCTCTTTTTCTGTCCAAAAAGTACGCATCTGTAAGTAGTTTAAAAAATGATTGGGAATCAATGCCAGCATTGATAAGATTATCTTTCATATCATTGCACCAGCAGTCTAAATAATTTTCAATTTGTCGGGCATCGAATGTAGTATATTTTTTCAAACTATTCAAAGCCATTTTTTTATAAACTTGTATCTGCACCTCATTACGTGCTACGTTAGTAGTTTGTTTTGTGAGATTCATTACAAATGGACCTTTGATTAAAGTATTTTTCTCCTCTTCAATAAAGTAAGATGTAGTGTAATTTTTTTTATTACAAACAGCTTTATAAATGCGTTCTTCAATACCATCTTTGGCAAATATCCAATGCACTTTAGCAGGATCAATTCTATCTTTTGACTGGAGCCTTGCTCTAACCTGAAAATAAGTAACTGCAGAAAAATCTATGTTGTAACACACCAGGCAGTCGGCAGTTGATAAGTTCACACCTTCACGTCCACTAACAAACTGAGATATAAAAATCATATCCTCATTTGCTTGGAATTCTTCCGGTGATTCTGTCCATTTTAAACCTCTTTTTTGCGCTCCTAAAATGATAGATGTACGTTCGGCTTTAAACTTATAAAATATGGCATATTTTAAACCTTCAAACGTCTTAAAAATGTAATTAACTTTACTATCATCTGTTATAGCTGTATCTTGCTCATCACACATAGCTACATCAAAAATAACTGTACCTGAATAAAGCTGATGTAGTTTGCTTAATAGTTTTACTTCTGTATCTGCTTCAATAACATCACCATTCTTACCGGTTACTACTTTGTCAATACGTAGCCTATTACAAACTTGATACGTGCGGTCTGACATGGTAACATGGTGAATATGCTCATCTACCAATTGTTCAAATCCCGCCTCTTGTTGTGTATATGGCAAAAATAAATGACCAACTACTTTATCAATGGCTTCTTTGTTAGCATTTGTATAATCGTGTATTTGACGATTGTATACGTATTTAGACGTAATAGATACGAATCCCTCTCTAGCCCAAGTATAAAAGTTCTTTTGTGTAAAGGGATTAAATGAAGAAATGTAAAACTGATGGTATAATTGACTGTAGCTTTCCGGTGATGGTGTACCACTTAAATAAATTATTGGCAAACCTTTGCACAATCTTTTTAATTCTTTTGTACGTTTAGATGGGGTAGCAAATGCACCAGTGCAGTGTGCCTCATCAATTATTACTAAATCAAAGTACTGATCAGTGATGTTGTGCAGCTGCTCAAAATTTATTACAAAGCATTTAAAGTCATTTTTGTAATGCTCGTAATCAGCAACAACGCTAAGTGTCGCTTTTTTCTTTGTCACAAATAAGACATTTTTTGCACCATACAATTTGCAAGTATTTAATGCAGTTAATGTTTTACCTGTTCTAACTTGCATAGATAGGTAAGCAATTTTATGCTTATTTAGTAAGTCGCAGGCTTTAGTCGACAAGTCAACCTGGTAGTCTCGTAATTCCATTTGTTTATTTTAAAGGGTGATGATGATGGTGTAAATGTAACCAAGTGCATCTTTTACTCGGAATGTGTACGGTCTATTTTTATTTAAACCATTCCAAAAGATTTTGCTTTGAATATAATTTGTTGTGGAGTTCCTGCTGTAGTAG